TGAAATATGCTCTAATTCTAAATCTATGCCGAAAAGGCTATTGAATAATTTAATGTACAGCGCAACATCTAACTCAACTTCCGAACTCAAGATTGAATCATCTGAGGAAACGGTAATCAATGTCGCGACTTTATAAACAGATAAACCCTTTAGTTTAAAATACTCGAAAATACACATACTATGCGCTAAGTACATAACGATAGAACCTACAGTGTTAGTTAACCCAGAACCACTATTTAGACCCCTCAGCCTAGTGTTGAAGTTCAAATCAGGATGAAATAACACCATAGTTAATAATACATTTCTTAAAAATTTTAGAGACTTAACCATATACTCATTATGGCAAAATAACTTCTCTAAGATAGTATATGAAGTAACAATCAAGAATTGAGGCAAAGTGTGGTCAAAGCCTTTTGCGTCAAAACTGTACGAAAACATCTCAGTATGCAATGACACTGTCTTAGATATTTCGGGCTGTGTATAGCCTGTCACAATACCACCGTGTTTTATAAGAACTTGTTTCCATAAAACATCAAAGTATTTTTCAATCACGACAATTTTGTAATTGATAGCGAAAACTAACCTATGTTTGAGACCCTTCTCTGTGATTTGCAATCTTTTAAATGCTGCGGCAAGGCGCTCATCAGTATCCAGGATTTGTTGTATATTTAGCGTGCCATTGATAAAACCGTCAATGATGTCATAACACGACGTGTAAACATCACGTTTACGGATCCAAGGCCTAGACATACCAATAGATGCTTTCCAATTTACGGCCTGTAGAACATCGTCCGCAGTAGGGACTTGTATGTGAGCTCTGAGGTTTATGCAATTAGATACTAGCCTATTGATAGCGTAATTGTATGTCGAAGAAGATACATTAACCCGTTTTTCGATTGTAAATGTATCAGTTGCTTTTTCAACAGATGCCCAGTACTTCTCCTTGAATAAAGAGGTATCCGTTTCAATTGTTTTTAGAAATTTATCCATTTTACTATTGTAAAGCGAAGAACGCTTACAGTAATCCCACATGCCTGGAATGGGTTGCCACTTATATTGACGCTTGAAATAGCCCACTAGCTCTTTATCTTTGCAAAGAGACTTATAGAGACTGCTGCTTACATTTGCAAAGCTGTTTACTTCGCGGACGATTACTGAATGGACGTAAGAAGGAGTAATACGAAAAATATTTTCCTTAGTACTAAGATGCCGAAGGCAAGCCAGTTTTGTGGTATCATTTAAATGTTCGTTATCAGAATCATAACCAGAATGGCTTGTAAAACAAAAAGATAACCCTATGTTATCCCTCAATTTGTGAGAAATCGTTAAGTTGAATAATAAGGAATTACGTTTATTATGAAATTTGTTTGTTGTTAG